ATAAGCGTAACGCAACCAGAAGATGGAAACAGGAATCTTTTGGCATCAAAATTGGCCCTAACGTCGATTAAAGATAGTGTGCCAAATTCAATTTTAAACTGGATTACGAATGTAGTGAGTGAGTCATTATTCAAAAACGAAACACATGCAAAGGAGATCGTTAAAGGAACACTACAACGTTGGCACGTAGACAATGTGATGCCCAAACTTGATGCCATCAGTGAGACTCTCACAAAAAAAGAATGTTGAGCAACCAAGAATGGAAGTGAAGCCTGAAATGGCCAATGATTTTATGCGTAACTTAATTAGCATTAACAACGGAGCAACCGGATTGTCTTTTGCAACCAACGTGGATAAAAATGCACAATTTAAAGTTAAACGACCAAAACTTTGGAAAAATATTCTTCTTGGTAGTGGTAGAGTAGCCATTGGAAAGAACATTTTCCATGTCCATAACACGCATTTGATTGACGACTCATTGATATTAGGATTCAAACTAGTGACTGACGAAAGAATTTTCTTAACTAATTTCGTTAATCATTTAGCTAAGTTGCAAGTTGAAATGCGTTTTGATTTCGCACATCTTTATTCTTTGCAACGGGGCGTCTGTGAAAGGAGTCCTGCTGTAGGTAATGGTGTGCACATTAATATCGGCAAACCTGACAAGTATTTTGAAGATCTTGGCTTTGTTAACATTGGTTTGACTAATGATCCAGGAAGATTTGGTGCATGCTTGAGAGTGATAGCAGCAATCTTTTACAGCTCAATAGGGATCAAGTGTCAAATTCATAGCGGACGACCCTCTTATCATGTTTATTGGGCAGAGTCAATTATAAACCATGTAATTCAAACTGACGATAACAAGTCGAAAAATATCGTCGCCCTACCATGGAGGGGAGTTGGACCATTTTTAGATGGGTATTACATGGGAAGAATGGTGTCTGAAAGCAATGCAAATGAGTGGCTGACAAGTATGATGGTCAACCACGAGGCGTATGGTATCGACGAAGCTAAGCTAGAGTGGTTTGAAATTGACAAGGTTTACAATTTACGTTACAATTTGTTCAGTTATTCTACTCTGATGTTGGACAAAAACATGCCGTCAAGGTGTGCTAGCATTGAGGTGACTGATGCAACTTACATAGTTCCACAAGATCATTTTTACGATGTGAAATCGGTAGCGCACAGCACACTTGATTACATGTCTTGCATTCACTTAGCTAAAGATATTGACCCATATTGCATTGACGTCGATTCAAGAAAAGGTGAGAGCTTGGTTGGCAAATTCGAACAATTAGTTGCGACAGCGAACGTCGGAAATATTGACGTAGCTCAAGGTCATCTAGATGCAGACACGAATGAAGAAGTTCAGCAAACACACAAGAATTTGGAAGTGACATCCAACTTGATTGATCACTGGAACATTCTCAACTTGGAAGCTCAACCTGCAGAATTCATAAGTGACAACACAACTAAAGAGCACCTTTTCATAGATAGAATTGATATTTCAGATGCGAAACTACTTTACGACTCTAACGAACCGAACTTCTGTGTACGCTCTTGTTTCACTTTTATACTGCACTACTACGGGATTAAAACATTACAAATAGCTGAATTCAATTCAATGGTCAAGTTCAAACCTTTAATGAGTGAACCATCAATTCATGCCATTTGTTCTTGGTTGGGCTTGAACGTTTTCGTAGCCGGCGGTTTAGATGACGTTATTTATGGTGGGCGTGAGATGTCAACATGCATTGGCATTCAATTACGAAGTGACGCTTTCGGCAACGAGCATGCTGTTGTCATAAGTGCAAAGATTAACTATTGTGATTCATTTAGAGCGGTCTTAACGAATGCGTCAATAGAGCAAGAAAAGGTCTTAACTCCTGAATTCTGGGCGGTGCAAAACATTGACACTCCTACAGGTGATGCTGAGTTAAATGACCGACAAACCAATTGTAGACAAAGATTGTCCAACAAAAATTTGAACACAATATTGTCTCGACAGTTCGGAATTGTTCCAGTTCTTGGAACTTACTACGAAAAAATTGACATGACATGTTATTACTCTGAAAAGTTAATTGAACACAAAGTGTATTTGGTAAGAGCCAAAGCTGGTAGCTTAGCTTTGGTTTGCATAGACAAATGTTTATGGTTGTTCGGTCGTGACGCACACATGATGGGGGCTTTCGATGTGGGGTGCAATTTAAGACCAAACAGGATAATTAGTCGTACTACAAGGAGTGAGTCCGACATGGGGTGGTTAACTACTGCAGACAAAGCGCGCGCAATTAACGATGACGACATTCATGCAAACAAACCTGTCGATCCTAACGCTCAAATCATTTGCGCGTACAATTTTGATAACAGGGATCATCATTGGCTTAAAGAAAGAAAAATTCTTGGAAAGATTGGAGTTTCTAACTTGAGACTCAAGCCAAAGTTGACAGCAAAAGACATTCCAGTAGCTACAGCTCTAATTTTCGGAGGACCAATAAGAATTAAATTTTTAAGCGGTATTTGGTCTTTTAACTTCGTGATTGCTGACCATTCTGACGAGAGTCAACGTAATATAGAAAGATTGCGATCGGTGGCGACGACGTGGTGCACTGAATTTTACATGCAAGGTAGCTTTGGCGGCGACAATGAAGAAGCCGTTAATGTCGTTAAGTGGGCTGATAAATTAAATTGTACCGCCGATGGCAATGACTTAAAACCCAGTTCAACGTCCAAATTGCTTGATGCATTGATCAAACATGAACAGCAAACAGATGAAAGTGTTAATAGGGAGAACTTTGTGTCGACCAGAA